AAAGAAAAGCAGTAGAGGCTGAACAAAAAGCTATTGAAGAAGCCAAATATATGCGTGATGCTTATGCAGAACGGTTGCAAGCAATGGAGCAGTTACTTAATGCTCAACAGCCACAGGAAGACTTGGACTACTTAAAAGAGTCCGACCCTATTGGTTACGCTGTACGAGTGGCAGAGATGTCGCAGAATAAAGAGAAGCTATACGCAATACAAGCTGAAAGACAACGCATTGCAGAGATGCAACAAGCAGAGCAACAGCAAGGAATGCAGCAATATCTATCTCAGCAGGCTGCTGTACTATCTGAGTCATTACCGGAATATAGCGACCCAGTTAAGGGAGAGGCACTAAGGTCAGATTTGCGCTCGTTCGCAAAGAACTTAGGATTCTCAGACCAAGAGTTATCAGCAGTACGTGATGCTCGGCACGTTATGGCATTGTATAAGGCAATGCAGTACGATAAATTACAACAATCTAAGCCTCAACTAAACAAGAGGGTTAGTGAACCGCCTAAGACTATTAAGTCTGGTAACAGTAACACAGCAACAAATACTGACCAGCATAAGAAGGCTATGGCTCAATTACAAAAAACAGGCAAAATCCGTGATGCGGTTTCTGCTTTTGAAAACTTTATTTAAGGAATTATCATGGCAACATATCAAACCTATACCGCCATTGGTCAACGTGAAGACTTGGCTAATGTAATCTACAACATCTCTCCTACAGATACTCCATTTATGACATCTGTTGGTAAAACTTCTGCTACTGCCGTGTATCACGAGTGGCAAAAAGACAGCTTGGCTGCTGTTAACACTTCTAACGCTGTAGTTGAGGGTGCTACTGCATCTGATGCAACATTGTCACCTACTACTCGTATTGGTAACCGTACTCAAATCTCTGCTAAAACTGTTAAAGTTTCTGGTACTTTGGAAACAGTTAACAAAGCTGGTCGTAAATCTGAGAAAGCATACCAATTGGCTAAGGCTTCTGCCGAAATCAAACGTGACATGGAAGCTATCTTGTTAAGCAACCAAGTTGCTTCTGCTGGTGATGCTACAACTGCTCGTACTTTGGGTGGGTTACAAGCATGGTTAAATACCAACTACTCTGGCGGTACTTCTGGTACTGCTGGTGCATCTGGTACTACTGCTCGTGTAACTGGTACAGACCGTGCATTTACTCAAGCTATCTTGAATACAGTTATCCAATCTGCTTATGTTGCAGGTGGTTCACCAACAATCTTGATGGTAACTCCAGCTCAAAAAGTAGTTGCATCTACATTTGCCGGTATCGCTACACGTTACAAAGATATCCCAAGCAACGTACAAGCATCTATCATCGCTGCTGCTGACGTGTTTGTTTCAGACTTTGGTACTATCTCTATCGTGCCTAACCGTTTCATTCCTAACACAGACTCAGATGACGTAGCATTCTTACTAGACCCTGAAATGGCTTCAGTAGCTTACTTACGTCCATTCCAAACTAATGAGCTAGCCAAAACTGGTGACGCTGATGTAACTCAACTATTGGTAGAGTACACATTAGAAGTTAAGAACGAAGCAGCACACGGTATCATTGCTGACTTAACTTAATAGTTAGTTAGATATGTGGGGAGGGGAAACTCTCCCCCATTATGAGGTCTTATGAGCAATATAATATCCAACGGCATTACAGATACATCATTCATAGATAACGGTGATGAGCTAATCATTGCTAAGAGCCAAGACATAACTGGCATACTTGAGATGAATAAGCGTGAGTACGCTGCTCAAGACGAACGTAAAAGATGGAGTGAGGATGCATTCGGCAACAAGGTAGCATCTATACCGCTCACAGTTTTCGCAGAATTAGAAAAGCAAGGCATAACACGAGGCTTTGCAGTAATAGATAAAAAACGATTTAACGCATGGTTAAACGACCCTGATAATAGGGCATTTAGAACAAGGGCAGGGCGCATCTAATGGCATTGACTACATACGCAGAATTACAGACTACGATTGCCAGTTACTTAGCTCGTAGCGATTTAACGGCAATGATACCTGACTTCATTCGTATGGCTGAATTGCGCCTACAGCGTGAACTACGCATCCGGCAGATGTTAAAGGTTGTAACAACTACAACCGTTGCTGGCGATGCTACTGTAGAGTTACCTGTTGACTTCTTACAGATACGTGACCTACATCTAAACACAAATCCAACGATGGTACTTGAGTACCTATCACCTAGCGCATTATTCCGTAACGCACGGACTTTTGACTCAGGTCTACCAAAACAATACACAGTACTTGCAGTAGAGTTTCAATTTGCACCAGTACCAGATAGTGAGTACACATTGAGTATGTTGTACTACGCTAAACCAGAACAATTAAGTGATACAGTCGCAAGCAATGTATTTTTAACAGTATGTCCTGACTTGTTGCTATACGCATCACTTGGTGAGGCAGAGCCTTACTTAATGAATGATACTCGCATCCAAACTTGGGCTTCATTGTATGACCGAGGTTTAACTGCTTTAACCGTATCAGATGACCAAGGCGAATATTCTGGGTCACCAATCTCAATCTCAATAGCAACACGATAAAGGATTTATTATGTCAGAAATGTCCAATTACTTAGAAAATGCACTCATTAATGTAACGCTACGAGCTACATCTTACACAGCTCCAGCAGCCGTTTATGTTGGCTTATATACCAGCGACCCAACTGATGCTAACACAGGTACAGAGGTATCTGGTGGCTCTTACGCACGACAAGCTGCTACATTTGGCGCACCATCAAATGGTGCTAGTGTAACCAGCGCAGACATATCATTCCCACAGGCAGGTGCGTCATGGGGAACTATTGGCTGGATTGGCATACTTGATGCTTCTTCAGCAGGTAACTTGCTTTACCATTCACCTTTAACTGCATCTAAAACCATTGATACAGGCGATATATTCAAAATAGCAGCAGGTAGTCTTTCAGTTACATTAAGCTAGGGGTAAGTTATGAGTACCATTGTAACCAGAGCAGGGAAAGGCTCGGCACTCACCCATAATGAGGTTGATGCTAACTTTGTAAACCTAAACACAGACAAATTGCAGTCAGGTGATACTGCTGCCGCATTGACTATCACATCTGCTACCATTAACGGTGGCACTATCACAGGCACAGCACTCAACGGTACTCTAGGTGCTACAACTCCATCTACCGTGGCTGCTACTACCATTACTACTAGTGGTAATGTTGGTATTGGTACTACTAGTCCTAGCACATATGGTAAATTAGTTGTTGATACCGTTGGGGGAAATGCTGTTGTATTTGGTGATTTAGCTACTTCAGCCAATGAAACAACATTATATTTAAGAAGTACATTAGCAACTATTGCAACTGCTGCTGCTGGGGCATTACGTTTTACAACTGGTAGTGGTGGTACAGAACGTATGCGTATTGACTCTACTGGTAATGTGGGTATCGGTACTGCTAGTCCTGCTGGTGCTGCTGGTAAAGCTCTTTCTGTTACTGGTGGTAATGAGCAAGTTAGACTTACATTTAAAAATACAACAACTGGTGACACTTCTACAGATGGTTTTCAAGTAGGTATAGATACTGTTGGCGAAGCTATTATAGACCAAAGAGAAAACTTACCAATTCGTTTTTCCACTAACGCTATTGAACGTATGCGTATTGACGCATCAGGTAACCTAGGTCTAGGTGTCACTCCTGCGTCTTGGGGAAGTTCAGTTGATGCTATTCAAGTTGGAGCTGGGTCTGCTTTATGGGGAGATGCAGTACTTCCAACAGGAACTTATCTATCATCAAATTTATATTATAATGGAACAAATAGAATATATATAGGTGGTACTTATAAACCTGCAGAATACTCACTATATAACGGTATTCATACTTGGTCATCGGCTGCAGCAGGTACAGCAGGTACAACAATAACACTAACATCTCTAATGACACTAGATGCTAGTGGGAATTTAGGTATTGGTACTGCTAGTCCTGCAGCTAGACTTCACGCAACTACTAATAGTGGTGGAACTCCAACTGTTATTATTGTAGAAAACGCAGGTAATCAATTAGCAGATAGAGGCGTTGCTTTGGATTTATTTTCTCCAGGTAACGGCCTTGGTGTATCAGGTACTCGTGTTACAGGAAGATTTACATCAGCAAGTGCAGCCACTTCTACACAAGGGTCATATTTAACCTTTAGTACTGAAAATACATCTGGTACTCTTACAGAACGTATGCGTCTTACTGCTACTGGACATTTGGAATTAACAACAGGGCATTATTATGGGTTATTTACTGGAACTGATTATGGTATTGAGTTAAGACCAACATTAGGTACATCAGGCGCAGTATTTGCGTCATTCTTAAATAATAGTGGTACTCGCATAGGTTCAATAAGTAGAAACACAACTACCAATGCTGTTTTATATAACACAACATCAGATGAGCGATTAAAAGAAAACATTGCTGATTCAAATCCAGTATTGGAAACAATTAGTAAGATTAAAGTAAGGCAATATGATTGGAAAGATGCAAATGTCCACCAAGATTATGGCTTTATTGCTCAAGAGTTAGATACGGTAATTGATGGAGTAGTTACTAAGCCAGATGATGTTGAACTTATGTGGTCTGTTGATTACAGTAAAATCACTCCGCACTTAGTAAAAGCAATTCAAG